AGCTAGTTCACTAAAATAAAATGTTTCGCCAAAATCCCAATTTTCAAGAGCAAAATATTCAGTGATTGCCGATACAACTCTTGCTTTTACATCGTTATCATTTACAACTCGTTGTGGATTTTTAACAACTTTAAATACTGCCTGTAAATCAATATCACTTATGCTACCAAAAATTGGCTTGTATCTCACAGGATGATATATTACTTCATCGCTAACACTTTTGATCTGGTTTATATCATTACCATAACTTAAAAATAGACTATCACTGCTTGGTGGTAAAGGTTTAGTTGAAATTTCGCCTTTTAACCACTTTCTATAATCTCTATCGTATGTTTTTGTTAGCATGTAAAGATCTATGATGTTGCTGCTACTAGGATCAATTCTACGATTTTCATTCGCTGCATGTACATACTCAAATCTCAGTTTATCTCTACCTTTGTATGCCTTATAATTTGTGTTTAATGATAGAGTATTGCTAGTCAAAGAAAGTGTCTTAAATAGATCTACGTCAACGATATAAAAAATTGTACCGTCTTCATGATCAATAAATGGTTGAGCTCCTGCTTCAGTAGTAACTACTTTGATTTTTTCTTGAATTGCATCTACATAATCATAAACTTCGGTTCCGTTCCTAGTTGTTTTTTTTGCAAAAATATATTTTTGATTAGGATTTATAGTAGGTTCTACAACATGTACAAATATATCAGGATCATCAATTACACCGTCATCATCACTGTCAAAGAAACTTACTTCTAATTTTTTACTATCAACATAGCCATCAGCATCTCTGTATTCTTTAGCTACTTCCCAAACCCAATTTTGAGTAAAGGGATTCAAACTGTCAGGTTGATTGTTGTTGCTTAAAATAGAAATGGTATCTTTTACAATCTTGCCAGTTTTGCTATCATATATCTTATCTGTGCTGTCATAGTAAAAACGTATTTGTTGGTCGCTTTGATACACATAACGCAAACCTCTATAGGTTATAGTATATTTTTCACCATCGGTTTCAAACAACAATAGCCAACTGTTGTCTAGCTGCTGGTTACTAGTATCTCCGGTTTTACCTAAATCAAAGTCACTAGTAGTATCCAAATTATTGTTGATTATTACTCGCCATCTTCTAGAATCTGTATCGTATCTTAAACCAAAAGTTTTATAACTAAATGCTTGATCAACTATTTGATTTACAACATCTGGGACAATGCTGGTATTTAATATAGGTATTATTTGTACAAGTTTAACCCCTTCAGGAATGTTATCATTAAATGTAATAGGTCCTAAACCAGTTACTGTATCTACAACAGTCCCATCTTCTACAACACTGATTACTTTTGTCCAAATGTATGTTTTATCTCCAAGTGTACTAGGAGAACCTAATTTTATATTGTTGTCTTTGTCAAAATATCTTCCAGCAGGAGGTTCAAATTTTACCAATGCACCAGGTTCTACATATTTCATTAAACCTTGTGTGAAGCTGCTTACTGATATAGGAAATTCAAATTCATTCACAAAATAACCAGTTGTTTGATTTGTTGCAGTTGTGGTTTTTTTCCATGTAATGTTTAAACTTGAAACACTTTCGTTTCTAGAAAAATTTGTATAATAAAAGTTTTTTACTTTGTTGTCTTTTATAATAGGTATAACTTTATTATAGATAGCCGCTTCAATATCTGTTCTAGTGCTAAATTCAAAACTTTCTAGTCCGGTAATTTCTTCTCTATATACACTTCCATCACTACCAAACATTGTGGTATTACTGTATTTTCCAGTTGCATCTCTTAAATCATAATATCTACTAATACCGCTACTAGTACGGTTTATTGCTTTTGCTTTAATGATGTTAGTGCTAATACCTAATGTACCAACATTGTAATCTTCGCCTGTAATCAATCTATTTTGAGTATAATATGTAGAGGGTGCATTGGTTTTAATGCTGTCATTATCTTCGCTTACATCGGCGTTATCAATTACATCTTTTAATTCTAAAATAATATTTAGAGTTTCGCTTTTTCCGCTACGACTAATATATGGAACTTGTAAATTTATACCTACTAAATCACTAGGCTGTATTCTATAGGTTTTGTTGGCGCTGGTTCTATAGTAAACTTTAAATGTACCTTTTGGTAATTCGCCAAAAACACCATCACTGAAAATTAAACTAATACGATCTTGAATACGTGTTAAAACACTGTATATAGATCTTAGACCTTTTACAGTGCTATTATAGATAATATTGTTTCCTTCTACATTATCTACCTTTGTCCAAAGTTCATCTTCGTTTTGATTGCTATCTAATTTATACAGCCATACATCATTATTATTGATATTGTCTGTATCAATGTTTACTATTGTATTAGGTGCTGCATTATCTATAGAAAAAATATTGTTGTTTAGTCGTCCTTCGCGGAAATGAAAAAAGAAACCTGTATTTGAACTACCGCTACCCTGTCCGTTGTCTCTGTAAAGGAACGCTAATTTATTTCCAGGTAATGGATCTTCTTCAATTATTACCTTATTTTGACTATCTATACCTGTGCTTACAACTTCAAATACAGTATTTGAATTATTGATAGTTTTGCTAAAACTATAATTTGGAATATTGGTATTAAATCCGTTAAATCTATATTGTTCAGTTATAACGCCATCAATGTTTTCTCTTTTAATTGGGCGACCAAAAGTATTGTTTACTGGTAATGAAGCATTTATAATTTTAATAAATTGTTCATACCAATTAGGATTAGTACTATCATTCCAAATGATAGTTTGATTGCTTAGATTGTTACTGTTACTGTCAATGATTTCTTCAGTGGTGCTTACACTTTCTATTTTTAGTAAACCATTAGCAGGAGTGTTACGTTTTGGATTATAACTTATTAGTCTAGCTAAACGTAGTACACTTTCTCTACGTTCTGCTGTTTCTAAGAAATTTTCACGTGCATTTAGATCGGTGCGGAATGCAAGATTTTGTCCTAGAAAAGCAATAAGGTCGATCAGCGCAAGATATTCAGAACTTTCAATATAGTCATTGAAGTCTTCTGGATAATTTTCACGAATATAATTGATCATTGTACGACGTAAATTGTCAAAGTCATAGCTTTGAAAATCTGCGTACTTGAAACTTTGATAAACTTTTTTCCAGTCTTCTGCTAGCAAAAGTCTATTTTGACGGTCTGTACTTGACATTGGGCACCAATCCTCACTTTATAGTATATTTATCAGGGATAATTATATGCGCAGTTAAATTAAACCGGCGCTTTGATCAAATTTTAAACGCAAGGTTTCACTGATACTATAAGTCAAGTAAGTAATTCTACATTCAATTTGTATACCACTTTCGTATGTGTCAACTGATATACTATCTACGCTTACTCTAGGATCAAAATTGATTATTTCAGTAACATTGTAAATTATTGCTTCTTTTAATGAATCAGTTAAAGGTTCAAATAATATATCCCAAATTATTGTTCCAAACTTAGGATTTTCTAATTTTTCACCTTGACGTATATGAAAATGATTTATTATGTCTTGCTTGATTATATTGATGTCATATAGATTGAAATTTTTTCTTGCACCTACTGTACTAATACCACGATAACGTTTGCTTACAACCGGATCGCTGGCAAAGTTCTGACTTATAGTAATATTTTTATAAAGAGGTTTATCATTGGTAGCCATGTTGTATTTAGCCTAATCTATTTGCTGTATCTTGGGCTATATTTGCACCACTTCTCTGAGATGCATAGAAGTTGTTAAATCTAACTACTAGGTTATCTAAAAAAGTTTTGTCATTGGCTGACAAATTTGTATATAATTCTCTAGTTGCAGGAGATGCTGGAGCTCCACTTGTAACCAATTCTTCGTACAATGCAGGAGTTCTATCATCTTGCAATCTATTTAAAGCAATTCTTTGATATGTTTCAAAACTTTGTCTTTGAACACTGTTTAACGTATCTGCAAAAGTTTGAGGTGTACTTACAACTGCACCTTCTTGTATTGCATAAGTTTGATTTATATTAGATTGTGCTTCATCTACACTTTTTACAAATTCATAGCCGCCGCCAGTAGAACTTCTTTGTACAACCTTGTTCATTTCGTTAGCAGATCTTCTTGCTGTACTGGCTACACTTGCAAAAACAGTTTCTCCGGTTTGTCCAAAAACTTTTTCGTGTAAACTTCTTGCAGCATCAGACAGATTTCCTAAGTCTATAGCAGGATTACTTGCAAATCTAAGTGCTGCTACTGCTCCTCCTGCTAATTGCGGATCTATATTCGGTAATCCAGGAATGTTGATTTTGTTTATCAAATTTGCACCTACACCAGTAACTAATCCATCTACACCTGCTTGCAATGCAGGAGATAGATTGCTGTATGCTGTAGATAAATTTTGTGTCAATGCACCTAAATTGGATGTAAAACTATCAAACACAGGACCTATGCCAGGAATGCTACTTATTGCTTCGCCTAAACCGCTGGCTAATTGTTGTGCTGCACCTTGTAATGCTCCGGCCATTTGTCCTAATGCATTACTCAAACCAGAACTAAGTTGATCTACCATACCACTTAGAGCTCCAGTAAGTCCTGTGCTATTCAATAGATCGGAAATTCCAGCAGGTAATTTTGATAATAATCCATCTAGTCCTGATTGTAAAATACTACTAAGACTGCCTTGCAATCCTTGTAAAAAACTATCAAAAGTAATTGCTATATCTCCAGATAAAATATCTTGAATTGCAGTTCTAATAGGCAATACATCTGTACTTGGTGTAAGTCTTGAACGTATAGCTGGGGGTGTGGCTGCGGCTTCTTCTTCAGCAGCGGATCCTGGCGTTGCAGATTCACTATTAGCGCCCGGTCTTTCGTCTATACCTACACCAGGAATAACAGTGGCACCTTCTCCGCCGAATGCATCTAAACTTTCTTCACTTGCTCGAGGATCTCCGCCGCTTCGAGGTGAAGCAGTTTCAGTACTGCCTTTGCTTCCAACTGATCCGCCACTTACTGGCCATGTATCTGCCATTTTAAGCCCTCCGTACTATTTATAGCCCATTCATTGGAGTACGATCTGTTTGTACAGGTCTATCTTCATAATGCTTGTCTTGGCTTTCGGTTTCAACTGCTTCTGTTTTTTCTGGTTCAACTTCCGGTGGGTTCCAATTTTCGTGTCCGTTCCAAGGTTCGTGTTGTGGAACACGGAAAGGAAACTTGGCTTTGATTGCTTCTGCTGCACTTGCACCGCCGTTTAGTTGAACATCAGGACCTCCATCAATCCATGCTGTGCCTCCAGCAGTAATTTTTGTATCCGCGCCACTTTTAATATTGATTTCAGCACCAGCTGTAATATTACCATTTGCTCCTACTTTAATTTCTAAATTAGCAGCAGCACTTTGAAATATACTTTCATTTACAATCATGTTTATATTTCTACCTGCTTCAAAGTTGATATCTCTATCTGCAACAAAATTCATATCAACTTCTGTGTGAAAACTTATACTATCCTGAGCATAAACATCTAACTTACCGTTGCTGCTCATTTCTATCCAACACGTACCACGACTGTTGTTTATATAGATTAGATCTTCGCTGGTATGCATTACTATTTGAGCACCGGTTCTAGTTCTCAAACGAATCATTTCATTGTGAGGGCGAGTAACATCGCCGCCTTTGCCACTTGCTTCTTTGTTTATATATTCGTAGGGAGTATCCTTTGGAGATCCTTTTCTGATTAGTTTGTCATCTCCGTCATCAATAACAATACTACTACTTCCTAAACGACTAACATGCACTGTTGCTTTTGATTCTTTTAAACCAATTTCGCCTTGCGGAGAACCGCCGCGTTTATCTACAGGACCTGGGCTACTAAAACCTACAACAGCACTAGGAAATTCTCTTTGAGCACTGGTGCTGGTTATTCCTCTTATGTCGTCTTCGGCAAGTCCTTGTTCTAAAAGTTGATTTACAAAGTCGTCATTTACTGGACGTTTGTATTTTATTACATTGTTGGTTTGGGGTTTAGTGATTGCTTTATTGTATTCACCTGCTGGTAATCTTTTACCTTTTAACTCGCTAGGAACAGGACCCGTAAGTTGTTCAGTACTAGGTTGACCTCCAGGCAACATAAATGTCATGCCTTTTTCAGGTAAACATGCAAACCAATAAGCAAACTCTCTGCTTCCTTCAGGAAAAATTACAAGAACTAATGTACCTGGATCAGGTGGTATCGCCCACCAACCGTAGCTTTTTTGCGTATTGCTGTAAGTATCGTTTTTTCCAATATTTGCAGCATTTGTAACACCATAAAACGGACTAGCATAGTATGCAATTACTGTTTGGCCAAGTGTTTCGCCTATGTTTCCAGCTTCTGCTATTTTAAGTAATTCAACTTCTAGTCCTCCTAGATAATAAGGATCTGCATGTTTGATTACACGAGCAACATACGGACCTGGTTTTTGTTCCTGTTGTCCTTGGTCTACTGATCTTGTATTTTCTGTTTGCTTTGATGTATCTACCATCTGTTTTCCTTATAGGTTAAATGGACTTGCAGAAGTTTGTGTCGGACTTGCATCTTGTACCTTTACCGCTTTGTCATTTGTACCAGTTTGATTTATGTCTATTTCTTGGTTTCTTCTACGCAACAAACTTAAACGCTGAGTAAATTTTCCATCTCTAATTAAATTGGTTAGTTGCACCACACGATACAATCCGCTAAATGCATCTACTGGTACTGTATCTTCTGGAAATATCATTGTACCTTCATCATCGTCGTAATCAACCGGTGTTCTAAAGTTTACAATGATATCAACTTCACTTCTTTGCCATTCCATAGTGCCATCTGTGGTTTCGTTTTGACTTTCTGCTTGTGCGGTATAATTTCCCATTCCGCTATCAAATATAAAGTATGGATCTCCAAAGATTTCCATTTCCAGTGTAACCATATCAACACTACTATTGATAATTATATCTTGGAATAACCTTGCTGTTCTAATTTTGTTATTATCTATACCAGAACCGCCGCCACCTTGTGAACTTGTAGCCAATTGATCGACTTGAAGTACATGTCCTGTGGAACTTATTGCAGGTGTTGGATCATTTAATGTAAGTTGTCCATCGGCTTCTTGAGTAGCTTTCATTTGAGTTCCACCTGTTTTGTAACTCATATTATTTTGTCCAGCATCAGCCATTGAAGCAGCAAAAAATGCTGCATTTATTTTTATATCAAAGTTTATTATATCTGTATTTTCACCAGTGTAAATGTAATTGTATTCTTTAACAGCATTTTCTTTTAGCCTATCATAGTTTAAACCAGGATCTGTTGGTTTTTGGAAATGGCTAGAGTGTACTTTGTATGGAACAACTTTGTAATTGTAAACTTTAGCACTTTCACCATTTAGTTGTTCTTGTTGAGCACCAGGTTTAATAAATGTTTCTGCTGTAATTTTAAACCAATCTATCATACCGTTTTCATCAGGAGCTCTTTCTTTTAATTCTTTGGCCCAATTGCTAACTAAGACAACTTCTTCTATCATGCGAGTAATTTTTGTCCCGGCTGCAAATTGAAATACTCTTTCATCATTACTGATAACGTTTTTTGCACGAGTCATTACTTTATTGCCTCGGTCATATACTTGACCAGTTTGTGGCATAGGCGCTGTTCCCATTTCATTAAAACTTTCAATAATTGCACTTGAGCCAATTGCATTGATACTTCCGTCTTGTTGACTTATTCTAGACAGACCTTCTCCTATTTGACTGCGTTGCATGACTTGTCCTGTAATCATACTTAAAAAGGCTTCAAAGTCTTGCGGCGCTTGAGCACCTAAAAAGCCGCTTATTCCTTGAAACAATCCGTCTATATCACCATTTTGAAAACTTGTAAGTAGTCCACCTGCTAGATTACCCAAACCTGTTCCGGCTAATGCGCCGCCTAAAGCACCACCTAGTGCTGCCTGTCCTAAGTTTTGCTGTCCGCTTAGTGCTCCTTTCATAACACCACCTACTGCTCCTCTGACTATTTTTCCAATAAGGTTGCTGCCGCCACGACGACCGGATCTAGTAGTAGCACCATCATCTGTGTTGTTAGGAGTCACAGGGGGATTAAAATTAGTTGCAAGTTCTTGGGGGAAAGTTATTACAATTTCGTCGCCAACTGCTAATTTATTTTCTTTTCTTAGTTCTTCAAAACGTCCATTCATAATTGTTGTAAGGCTTTGCTCACCGTTTTGCAATAATTCAGCAATTGTTTTACCTTTTATTGCAATATCATTTTTTGCTTGCTCTACATTGTCAATAAATGCCTGTTCATTCCAAGGAATACATTCAACTTGATATTTTGTGCCTGCTCTATCTACATCAAATTCAATATTTGTAAACTTTAAAGGAAACATACGTTTTAAATTGCGTCCATCTTCAACAACAAGAATATCTCCGTCATCATCATATCCTATGAACTCAACTGTAAGCAAATACGGTGCTTGCAAATAGTTTGTATAGCCTGCCATTGTTGCTGCAACTTGTAATGTTTGAATAAACAAGCCCATGCTATAAGGTTCTGTTACACTAAAACTTATAAAAGTTGCGTTTGTACTTCTAGTTTTATTGTTAGGCACTACAATGCCTTCAATTTCTACATCATCTATAAAATATTCTAACTTACCGCCGATTGCATCTTCATATGCTGTAGTAACTTTATTTTCAGCGCCGCCGCCGCTGCGAAAAATTTGCAATAAAGGTTGTTGCACACGATAAGTTTCATCTGGCATGTTTACTTCGTCTACAGTTAAAACAGATAATGTAAAAATACTGTTAAAAC